GAGACACTAGATAAAATTGTTTTTGAAATATATGGAATTAATGAAAATGAAAAAAATCTAATTGAATCTAAATTAACTTCATTAAAAATGACATGAATATTATAATGAAGGAATTAATTGATTATGCAATTGGTTATGGTACTATTAGATTAAAGCAATTACCAAAGAATGAAAAAATCCTTGAAGAAATTAAAAAGCAATTATTAACAGATACTGGCCAAACTAATTACATGACTAGATGGAATTTAGAAGAAATATTTAGAGTGAATCAATAATGGTTACTTTACTAGAATGGAAACTTGCACCAGATAGTACTGTATTTGAAGAAAAGAAAACCCACAATAGAATTAACAAAGTCCAGCTTAGATCTAATCTACACCAGATAGAAAAGAAAATGATGTATGACTATGCAATGAAAAAGGAATTACCAAACAAAGAGAACGTACAACGTATCCAGGACCTAATAGCATCAATACTAGAAAACTTTGATGTAGTAGATATTACAAAAAAGGAAACTGAAAAAGGCGTACCAGTACCAGAAAAAGCACATGGCCATTTACCATCTAAAGATAAGAAAGGTGAATACTGTTACAAGTGCGGATTACAAAAAGAGAATACACAAGTTGTTGCAGATAAAGATAGTCTTGTTAGAATGTGTAAGGAGTGTTTAGGGATATGACATTTTGTGATTTATGCCAAATAGTACATGTTGATTCTGTTTGTCCAGAATTAGATGAAGATCAAAATGTTGATGCTGAAAATGATTTTATTGATGAAATGGTTGAATCACTAAATGGTAATTATGATGGATGATAAAACTAAAGACATGTTCACAGAATCATTTGGGCCTAATACAATATTTGATGATGATGATATTCATGCAGCTGCTAAACGTATGATGCCATTTGTATGGGAAAGAATGAAACCATGTACACATGAAGTTAAGCAATATCAATTTCCAATGGATCCAAGGTTTCACCATAATAGATGCAAGTGTGGCAAAACTAAATTTATTACAATGACAAAGGCGTGCCATGATGAAATTTTAGCAGATAAGGATCTTAGAAACTTTGAAAACCATAAAGTAAAAGATGGTAAAATTATTGAATTTGCTGGTGTTGAAGTAAGAATTGTCTAATCCCTGGGCCATAATTAACCAAGGCGCCCATAAACCAAAAAACAACAAAGTTGTAATGAGTAAGCAAAAGTTTGATACTAAATCTAAAACTGTAAAGTGTACATATTGCGGCAAGCCTGGTACTAAGATAAGATTTGGTAAAGAAAATAGAACATTATGTAAGGACCACTTGGCCAAACTAAATGCAAAACACCAGGAATTCCAGGTGAACGATTTAACATTTGTTAGGGGAAATGGAAAACCATTATGAAACAAGGATTATTGCTTAAAGAAGCACCAGAAGAAATCTATATTCATCGTTGTTACAGATGTGATACTTGGCATAAAAATTCATTAGAATTTCAAATTCATTTAGAAAAAGCACACAACCAAGCTTACGCCTGGTATTATTCAGAAACTATTTCCTTTATTTTAGATGGACAAAATAATTCAATAGAGAAAATAAATCTAAAATTAAGATCTGGTTGGTGCAAAGCAGATGATTCTAAAATAATTATGCGTGCTGTATTTTCAACAAAAATTAGACCACTTAGACGTATGTTAATAACACAACAAGAATTGAAAAATAGACGTACTAGGCGTACATGTCATTGTGGTGATCCAGTTGGTAACGGCCATTACAAATATTGTTCTGGTACATGCCAAAGTGATTGGTACCAACGTGTAACAGATGTTACAAACCATCGTAATAATTTCATGAGTGGCAAAACTCATTGTGAAAAATGTGGTATTGATCCTAAAGAAATTAAATATTATCATGAATTAGAAATGGACCATATTATAGCAATTGTACTTGGTGGCCACCCTTGGGATGAAAGAAATCTAATAGCTTTGTGTCATGAATGCCATAACAAAAAAACAAAATCAGATATGGGAATTTTAGCCTGGTGGAAACGCCAAGCCAAATATGATACTGGTCCTATTATACCAAATCCACAACTTATTTTAGATGAAGTGATCCAATTTGAATATGCATATTAAAATTACAACTATCTTAATGTTCAATCGTCTTTACTGTAAGAAATGCAAGTATTATCCATATTTTGATGTCATGAATAAGTCAATTTGCCCTGGTTGTAATGTAGAATTTAGTGTTATGACGTATAGAATACCTGGATTATCTAGTGGAACTCTTAGAGTGTGGACCAATATGAGTAACTAACCTTAGCTTCTTTTGATGCTAGGGTTGATTTAATAAATCTGAATTGAAGCTTTATTATGTTCTATTTTTATTAAAAACCATTGACAATTTTAACAACACGTGCTAAAGGTTCAAATTCAGATACTGGATCAAGACATGATGCAACTTTAGAAGCTGGTAGTATTACAATTAATCAAGATGGTTATGATGCCACATTAGATAGAATTTATGATGTTAAAGGATTAGAAAATATGCATGTTGAAATACAAAATACACATGCAACAAATGGCCTTATTTACAAAATTGAAAAAGCAAGAAAAGAGTTTACAGAAGTTGGTGAAGTAGTTACTGGTGATTTTAATAAAGATATTTTAGGAAATACAACCGTATTGGCCTTGGTAGCTGCAACTGGAACTATTACTTTAGTAACAGCTCTAGCTGGTGATATTGTAACAATTAATGGACTTACTTATACAGCCGCAACTGATTTTGAAGTTGATATTGGAATTGGTCCATCTGGTAGTGAAGAAGTTTTAATTCCTAATGTAACATACCATGTGAGTGTTGCGGGATTAAACATTATTTCTGTACCTTATCCATTTAAAGTTGAAATTCCAGCTGGATCAAGAATTTCTGCAAGAGCATCAAATGCAGCTGTACAAACTGTTGATATTGATATTAACATAACAGGTACATAGAATAACTAATGAAACCTACATTTTCTTACCAGGACAAATTACACATCAAGGCTACTGAATTAATTAAAAACCCTCACGTAGTAACTAGGGATTTTCAACAAAGAAAACAAAGACCACTTAGAATTGGTGGTATGGACCTTGCAAAACGTGTTGATCATTCAGCATTTATCATTTTAAAACTAGAAGATGGAATACTAAAACAAGAAGCTCATTACATATGGCCACACGTGAAATATGGCCAAGTAGCGGGTGATTTACTAAAGTTTCAAAAGAATTTACCAATGGAAAAGATAGGATTTGATAGAAATAGTGTAGGTGATTTTGCAATTGAATTATTTGATGAAACTGCATTACCAATGGAAGGAATAACTACAACTATGAAATCTAAATTAGATATGATTAATGTACTCAAAATTCTATTCCACCAGGGGCTTTTACAAATTGATAAACATAGTGAACTAGTTACGCAAATTTCAGAACAAGAACAAATTATTACACTAGCTGGAAATACTACCTTTAAGCACATTCCAGGACGACATGACGATCTGTTTTGGGCCTTATGCTATGCTTGCTATGTATCACTAGAATATGTTGTAAATATGGTTGAACCAATTATTAGATACACACCAGAACCAAAAGGTGAAAAAACTGTTGATGATATTATTGATGCTGTAATGGGTGAGGGATCAACAAGTCATGCATTTTAATAAAGTTATTAACAAAAGGTATTGTAGGTGAATTACTTGGCAGATAAGAAAAAATCTAAACAAAGGAGTGCTAAAGAAAATGTTCAGCCTACAAAAAAAGGAGATTCATTAGTTCCAAATGGTGAAATTAAACCAAGTGTTAGGGCATCAAAAGCAAAGAATGTAATTACTACTAAAGCATGGACTAGAAAATCGGATCCAAAAAAATCAAATGTATCAAACAAAGATGAAGATGATATAAATAGAATGCGCCCACTTGGTGGCCTTCAAGTCTATCAACCAGTGGATCCATACAGATCAAACCAAAGAAATCTATTTAGATTAATTATGAAAATGGTACCAGCAATTAATCGTGCCAATAAATTAATCCAAAAATTAGTTGTTACTGAATATGAAACAACAACTATACCAAGAATGGAAAAAGAAATGAAGGAAGAAAAATTAGAAATTTGGCGCAATAAAAAAATAGAAATACCATATGTAACATCAAGAAATAATGCAGAAATTCCACCAGGACTAAAAAAAACAATGTCACCACTTGAAATTAAAGAATGGGTTGATAGATTATTTACAAAATTAGATTTAAAAGAAAATGTTTACAATTCCTATTTGTTCAAAAGAGAACAAGGCCGTTGTGTTGTTGGCATGTTTCCAGAAGAACGTGATACATTAGGCAAATATCAAATTCCACAAGCACTAAGAACAATTAGGCCAGATTATACACTAAGACCACTAATTAATACAAATACTGGTGGACTAGAAGCAATAGAAGTAATTGGATTATCTACAAATGGTGGTAAATTAGATGCAAGACGTGCATTATATCTTGTAAATCAAAATAATTTAGATTTATTTGCAGATTATTATGGTGTATCTGAAATTGAACCACTTTGTGATATTGGTGAAGTACTTCTTACACTATATGCACAAGATCTTAAACAAATTATACTGCATACTTGGTGGCAACCAAAAATATTCAAAATGACAATACCAGCACGTGATGCTGATAGGCCCAATGAAGTAATGGATGAATTTTTAGTAAGTATGCGTGATGCTGGTGGTAAAGATATTGTACTTACACAAACTGTTGAACTAGTTAGTGGAACTGGTACAACTAATTCTGGTGATATTAGTGGTGTTGTTGAAATTGAAGGACTTGGAATAGACGTAGTACTTGGATTTTATAATATTCCACCATTCCTTTTAGCAAAAGGTAAAACTGGAAACCTTGGCGGCAATGCAAACCGTGAAGAACTAGACGCATTTTTGAATATTGAAATTAGACCAGAACAATTTGATCTAGAATCTAATATTGAAGATCAATTATACGATAGAGTACTTGCAATATTGTTTGAAGTAGAACCAAACCAAGTTGATGATGCTAATGTACCACTAAAAATTGAACACCACTTTAAGAAACCAGATATTTCAGCATCTGTAAATCTTGAACAATATGAAATTATTAAAGACATGGCAGCTAATGGTATGATTGATTTAGAAGCTGCAATGGAAAGACTAAACCTTACTGATATTATGAAGGGAAATAGTACACGTGGTGCGGATTCAACACCAACTGTTAAGACGTGGCAAAAAACTAAAAATTCATCTTGGAATTTCCAACCAAAAGAAAGTACAAAGTTTGAACCAACAGATCATAAGATGAATGTAATAAATAAATTTGAAACAAAAGGTCCTGGAATTGAAGATTGATAAACTGGAAACAACGAGTATATGGACTACTATCAGTATTTTTCTATGGATATTCAGCGGGATTTGCGGGTGTATTGGGTTATGGTGCAACAACATCTGGCGAACTTTCAATTTTCAATCTTATAATTTTCCCATCAATTTCAGGGCTAGCTATGACATTTCCCAAACTAGGAAAAACTTTTGCGGAGTTGTCCAACACTGAATAAAATAACACAATTTTTAGATAGAAAATTGCCAAGGACAAAATATTCTAACGGTAAAGATGCAAAATGTCTAGTGTTTAGAATCTGTGATGTTTTTGATATTACAGAAGATTAGGCATAAAATATTTTAAATCAATAAATAAAACAATTTTTTCAAAACATTATGGAAATCGTAACATATGTTTTGCCAGTAATTGCACTATTGTTTAGTGCCTTAACCTGGACAATGTTTGGTTACTTTTCAGCATGGCGTAAGAACCACAACAAACCAGAATGGGAAGGATTTGATAAATCCAAACTTAGAACTGATTTAATTCTAGGTTTAGTTCTCGGTATTGCATCTGTTATGGCTACAATCTTCTTAGAAGGGGATCTTACACCAATACTAACAGCACAAGGCTTTTTGTTTGCAATACAAGCTGGGTTTGGTGTTGTTGCTATGGTTGATAAGTTCATTATTGGCGGTCTATTCGGTAAATAGACTACCAACCTTTTTATTTTATGAAAATTTCATTAACTCATGCCAGTATTTGGTTCTGATCAAGTAAGATGTTCATTAGTTCAAGAAAATGATAAACATAATTCAATAAATTATGTACTATCTACACTAGATGGTGAATTAGTTAATGAAATTGATATTGGTCAAGCAGAATGGCCACACCCTTGGCCAGAAACTAAAAAAACATTTGATTGGCGATTTATTGATCTTACATCTGATATGAGAGCTAAAGAACAAAAAACAGTTTTTCAAATAGCATTTAATTCATTTCAAAAATTAACTAAACTAAAATTAGATTTTCAAAAAAACACCAATATTAAAACTGATTGTACTATTGAATGGAAAGAAGATATTGAAACATTTGGTGGTAAGCTTGGTGTATTAGCACATGCTTATCTACATGCACCAAGTTCAAAACTAAATGGAGTTATAGAATTCAATGATTCACCACAAAGTAAGTGGCACTTTACACCATTAGGGTGGCCAGTACCAGCATACTTAGTGGATCCAGTAAATTTTGTTAAAGGACAAAAAGATACACGTGGTAATTTGTTAATGAGGGCCAGCCAGCCAACATTAGAAATTGCAATGCATGAAATATTTCATTCATTAGTTGGACGTCACGATCTTAAGAATCCTAAATTATCATTAATGGGGCCATATGTGAAAAAAGGATATATTGGTGATGTTTTACAAAAAGAATCATTCTATTGGGATAAAATTAGTTCTATTCCAAGAATGCAAGATAGATTTGGTAAATCTAACATATTAGACCGTCATTTATCAAGATGGCGACAAAGAAGAATTATTAGAAAACTTTACGAAAGACGATAACTTATTAAATTTCAAGATAACGGCTAAATAGTAATAATTTTGTTTGTTTAATATTGCCAATTAATCCTAATGATATTTTCAAATGTGATTTACACCAGTTTTCAACATCTGTTATTTCTGAATGGGATCAACATTGCCTAAATGAAGAACATGAATATGATTTACATTGTAATTGTGCATGTGGATGTGGTGATAAAATCCACGTTTTGCCAAAAACAAAATTAGATCCTTCTGCTAGACGAATTCCACGTGGCCATATGGCAGATGAATGTAAAAAGAAAATGAAAGAAGCCCCAAAAATAAAAGAACCTGGTGAAAAAGCAAAGGAAAATGAAAAATGAATCTTAGAAAACAAATGAGAAATATTGTAAATAAAAAAGTTCCAGGCTTAACAACAAAAGCCCAAATGATTTTAGAAATTATTACAGCTGATGATGGAATGAAAACCCAATATAATCAAGCTAGACATTTACAAGATAATAATTTTCCAGTACATGGATATGTTACAGTAATTGTAAACAAAGGAAAAGTAAACCAACATACAGTTCAAGAAGATGTTTATAATTTACTAACCACTTCTGGCCGTGACTTTTTCCATGCACAAGTTTACACAAATACAGCTGCTGGTACACGTGGCGGTAATGGTATTGCACTTTCAAATAATGCAGTTGATCCAGTTGCTGGTGATACAACACTAGTTGGTGAAATTACAACTGGTGGATTAACTAGGGTACAAGCTGCAACAATTTCACATACAGGTTCTACAAATGTTACTACAATTGAAAATGAGTTTACAGCTAGTGCAATATTTACTGGCTTACATAAATCTGGATTATTCAACCAAGTAACAATTGGTGGCCAAATGACACATGCAGCTGCATTTGCAGCTGATGTTAGTTTACAAATTTCAGATACGCTTACCGTCACCTGGACTTTAACGCTTGGTTAGTGGTGTTCTTGAATGGTAAGAAAGACATACAAAGTACACGATATTGTAATTCCACAAGCTAACGATCCTACTAAAACAGTTTCAAAAACAGTTTACGAATCTGAAACCCACCATGCAGAAGATGGAATGCTTGGTTTTGAAGCACCAGATGCAACACTTGTTACAAATGTTTTAACACCAATTGATACTGTTGTTGTTGTTCGTGGTGAAGGTGCAGCTGCTGATGTTATTGATCACATTACATATGGTGCAACACCTGATATTGCTGATTTAGATTTACTATGGTTACAAAAAGGGGCCGAAGCTATAACACTTAATCACAATACAGCAACACCACCAGCTAATTCAGGTCCATTACTTTTACTTTCACAAGTTGATCAATTAATGCCAGCTGCAAGAATGGTATTATTTCAAAGACAAGGTACCAATTTTCAAGAAATAGCATTTAGTGGTGTAGTTGGAAATAATGGAATTCTAGTTACTGATGATGCTGGCCAAGCTATAATTATTTGTGGTTCTGTTGCAAGCGCTGTTAATCATCTAAAAGTAACAAATGCAGCTACTGGAAATGATGTAATTGTTGAAGCTGTTGGTACTGATGCAAATGTTGGTATCATTCTTACACCAAAAGGTACAGGAATTATTACAGCATTAAATCAAACTGTAACAAATATTCGTGAAGCAACTGGAAATGCCCTGGCTATTGTAATTACGGCCATTGCAAGCGCTGTTAATTATATTGAAGTTAAAGCAAACATCACAGCCAACGATCCAGAAATTCAAGCAAAAGGTTCTGATACCAATGTTGGACTAAAAATAGTGCCAAAAGGTACTGGTGTAATTGAATTAGCATCTACATTAATCACAGCTGCTAAGAGAATTCAAAATACTTTAGGTACAGCACTTGGTACAACTGGTAGTATTGCATTAGACTTTTCATTAAATGAATTAGTTACAATGGCCGCAATGACTGGTAATGTAACATTTACTACATCAAACTTAGCAGCTGGTAGGACCAAAACAATTAGAATTATTGGTGGCGCATCTGCATTTACTTTTACATTTCCAGCCTGGAAATTTATAGGAGCTGCCGCACCAGCTAGTCTTGCTATTGGAAAATATGCCATTCTAACTTTAACATCAATTTCAACAACTGATGCCGAAGTAATAGCTGCATATGCTGTTGAGCCATAATGAAACAATATACAACACAAGAAATTGGTAAATTACTAAATTCTACTAAAAGAAATTATCCAAACTATCCAACCAACATAAACAAAAGAATGAATCAAATTGGAAATTCTGATTTTGAATCTAAATTAAAACATTATAGGCCAGCTAGTATTTTTGATCCAGCATTAATTGGAACTGTTGGTTTTCAAGAAATAGCATTTGTTGGTGGTTGGAAAGAACTAGGAAGAATTACAACAGGTTCGGCATTGTCCGATTTCAGCGTAGGCAGTCTGGCAGACAAAAGATACTATATGGTTTTACAGAATTTTAAAGGTAAAAGTGGAGTGTTTAATACGATAAATAGAATGGGAAATAGCACCATTGATATAGGAGAAAATTATGCTTTTAGATACTCTAATAATGGGGAGGCGGAAGCCACAGCTACTGAACGAAGCTGGATACAAACGTCAGCAAACCCAACAAATTTACCTGATTTTTCCATTCATTATATTTCTAACTTATCAACAAAAGAGAAACTACATCAAATATGGCTAGTTAACCAAGAAGCAGCAGGAGCAACAACAGCCCCTGAAAGACAAGAAACAGTTTCAAAATGGGTAAATACTGCAAGCCCGATGAATATATTCGGTGCAACCACACTAGGTGGCAGTGGATGGACTATAAGTACAGGTTCAGAAATTGTCATACTTGGTTGGGATCCAGCAGATGTTCACACTACAAACTTTTGGGAATTATTAGATACTGTTAATTTGTCAGGTGGAGCTGCAACATCATTAACAAGTAATGTATTTGCAACTAAAAAATATTTGTGGATTCAATGTTATGTCGACCAAACAACAACACAAAATCCAGCGTTTAGATTAGGTAGCACTACATTAGACACAGGTAGTAATTACGCTACAAGATATTCATTGAATGGAGCGGCAGATGGAACTTTAGTAAGTCAAACAGCAATACATGGTGGAGTAAATACATACGGACAATTCTTTAATTTCTTCATAATTAATAATGCGTCAAACGAAAAATTAATCATACAGCATACAGTACAACAGGGAACAGCTGGAGCTGGAACAGTGACACAAAGAGCAGAGAGAGTTTCAAAGTGGGTAAACACAAGTAACCAAGCAGATATTTTCGGATTAATTAATAGTGGAACTGGAAACTTTGGAACAAATACAATAATGAATATTTATGGGAGTGCCTAATGGCTTGGGGAAAAAATGGAACACCTGATACCAATTCAGGAGATGTCTTAACAATTTCAAATATGGTAGCAAAAATATTCAATATTGGATTAATTCATGTTTTACAAAATGGACAATTAGGATTTAGATATTTTTGTAACAATGTAAATACAGGAACTAAATATGCTGAAAGATATTCCTATGATGGTGGAGCAGATGGAACAGAGGCAAGTAGGATAGATATGTTTCTTAATAGTGCTAGTGAAACTGCTGACCAATTCGCAATAGTGTATGGTTGTTTTATTGTTAATGAAGAAAAATTAATGATGGGGTGTACTGTTACACAAAATGTAGCAGGCAAATATAATGCTCCTCATAGAGTTGAGTATGTAGCGAAATATGTGCCTACTTCATTAAATGACACAATAACAAGAATAGATGTAGATAAGGGAACTGATACAGGAACATTCGCAGCTTCTAGTAATTTATCACAGTTGGGAACTGATTAAGATGTTTGAAGAATTACTAATTTCAATTCCAATTTTGATTTTAACAGCATGGTTAATTCTAAAACTAAATCCTAGATATTGTTCAAGATGTGAACATGGAACTAATTTTCCAAAATATCAACATCTACAAAATAATCCAAATTTCCCACTACAAAGATACTGTTTGAAATGCTTTTTCTACATTAATTTATCAGAATACAAATGTTCTAGTTGTGGAAATACTGGAACTCATAAAATCCACAAACTGAATTTTATCTCACGCCTATTAGTAATCAAGCAAAAGAAAAATGTTTATAAAAACTGCCAGTGTGGAAATATCGTGGAGTTAGTGCAAAAATGATGTTCAAGTTATTCGGCTATAAAATAAATTTAGAAATTTGGAAAAATACAGATGATGAAATTGTTGTAATTGGTGGGGAATTACCAGAAACAAAAAACTTTTGGCAAGAAATTGGAAGATCACCAAATCCTAGTATTTGGAATAAATTTAAAATTGGTAAATTATCTAATAAAAGATATTTAATGGTGTTGAAAAAATAATGGTTGTAAATATTCACTACATAGAAAAGGCTGGAAGTATGAACGGCTTGTTAATTGTTGATGATCCTAATGATGCAAATCAAGCACAAGAATTCCCAATGCCAAAATTCATCTTTGATTTAGTAAAAGCAAGTGTTCAAAATGGAACTTTAGACATGACTACATTATGGAATAGAGTTTTAGATATTCAAAAATCACTACCATAAAAGATTAAACATTAGAATACTTATTGTAAATCATGTCCACTGTTGGCATTTTTGATGGTCCAGATATTTTTGATCCACTAATATTTGATACTAGAATAAAATCAGTTTTTGTAACCATTAATGATGAAGGTGGCAATGTTTCAGATTTACTAGCTAAACAAGTCAAGTATAGGCGAACATTTCTTGAAGGTGAAGTTGCAATGTTTGATGTTGATATATTTGATCTGGCTATATTTGATACAGAAGGGGGGGCTGGAAGCATCATCTTTGATACTGTTGTTGCATCTAAATCAAATCCAGTAATATTAACAGAAGCTGCAATTATAGTTTCAGATTTACTAACCAGGATATTAAAAGCAAAAGTAACACTTGTTGAAACTGTAACATCTAGTGATTCTGTTGTTGCAAGTAAATCAAATCCAGTAATATTAACAGAAGCTGCAATTATTGTTTCAGATTTACTAACCAGGATATTAAAAGCAAAAGTAACACTTGTTGAAACTGTAACATCAAGTGATTCAATTACTAGACTTGTAAAATATTTTAGATCTATTACAGAAGGTGAAGGTGGCAATGTTTCAGATTTACTAGCTAAACAAGTCAAGTATAGGCGAACATTTCTTGAAGGTGAAGCTGCAATTATAGTTTCAGATTTACTAACCAGGATATTAAAAGCAAAAGTAACACTTGTTGAAACTGTAACATCTAGTGATTCTGTTGCTAGAATTGCAAAATACTTTAGAAATCTTACAGAATCTGGTGGCGGCATGTTTGATGGTGGAATATTTGATTCATTGATATTTGATATTCAATTTGGAACCATACAAGTTACAGATTCTATTGTTGCAATTGGTGGAAAAGTTGTTTCATTATCTGATACTGTAACAATCACAGAAGATTTACAAAGAATGCTAAAATCATTTGTAACATTTACAGAAACAACAATAATTTCTGAATTAATAAATGCCAAGAAATCAGCATTTAGATTATTATCTGATACTGTACCAAATACAGAAGATTTAGCCAGGACACTAAAGGCATTTAGATCATTTACAGAACCATCAATTATTATTTCTGATGCAATAGCATCTGTACGTGGGGCCAAAATTGTGTTCTTGGAAAATACTATTGTTTCAGATGTTTTAACCAGGCTAACTAAGCAATTTAGATCATTATCTGATACAAATACAGTATCTGATATTCTAGCTGTATTCAAAGTTGTAGGCAGAAGAAGTAAACAAGCCTTTGCCTGGATTAATAAGCGAACAACTAAAGCTTTTATCTTCAAAAGAAAAACAAATGCATATGCAAATAATAGAAAGACAAGTGCGAGGGTGTAAGCATGGACCAAATGCTTGAAAACTTTTTTGATAAAGTAGATGCTTTGCCAAATGGTTGTTGGATTTGGGAAGGTGGAATTGATAAAGTAGGTTACGGGCGTTTTAAAGTTAATGGGAAACTTTTAGGTTCACATAGATTTTCATATGAAATTAATAAATCAAAAATACCTGAAAAAATGGTACTTGATCATTTATGTAAAAATCCATCTTGTGTAAATCCAGATCATTTAGAGGCGGTAACACAAAAAGAAAATATCCTTAGAGGAAACAACCAAATTTCAAAAAAAATATTACAAACACATTGTATTTATGGCCATGAATTAAGTGGTGAAAATCTATACATTAATCCAAAATACAATAAAAGAGATTGTAAAATATGTATAAAAAGAAGAGCATATGAATACAAAGAGAGGTTGAAAAATTATAGCTGATATTGAACTTGTGAATGGTGAAAAAGGGGATTTTTACGATATTACAATTTATGATAAAGAAAATTTAGATTCTTTAGGCCGTCCAGAAATAATATCTTTTGCTACACTTGGCATTACACAAGCCTTTTTGTTTATTTCAACAGAAGAAGCTATGGTTACACCAGTTTTAGATAATAAAGCATTGGCATTATTTACAGATTCTATTGTTAGATGGACCATTGGAAGTACAGAAGTACCAGCAGCTGGTGAATATTTCGCAATTGTAAAAATGCTTGATGTTAGTGGCGCACTTGTTAGATTTTCAAACCTTCTAACTGTTCATGTAACACCAAGGATTGGTACAGCTTGACAGAAATAAGCCCTGAACTTTTAACAAAGTTCTTTTCCAAAATAAAAAAATCCAATAATTGTTGGATATGGGTAGGCGTAAAAAATGGTAGCAGTTATGGTACTTTCAAATTAAACAAAAAAAATATTTATGCTCATAGATTTTCATACGAATTATTTAATGGTAATATTACAACTGGTTTAACCATAGATCATTTATGTAGAAATCCATCTTGTGTAAATCCAGATCATTTAGAGGCGGTAACACAAAGAGAAAATAATAATCGTGGAAATACTG